CTATTTAACACCTCTCTCCTTTTTCATTTGTTCAAACATATCATCCCATTCAGATTCATCATTCCATTCGTCAGCAGATGATATGACAGCTTTGCCTTCTTTATTATAATTTGTGTTCTGCATTGCTAACTTATATGCTTGTAATCCATAAATTCCAGTATTCATATCAGGCTTAAATGGTAATGCTTGCTCCCTTACTGCCTGTTTCGCAGCCATAGTAAAGAAAGTAGTCATATCAAGTCCAAGACTGGACATAAGTTCTTGCAATTGAGCCTTTAACGTTTCATCAATTCTCATTGTTACATTTGTATTTGCCATATATATCACTCCTTTCTTAATATTATTATATTCTCCATTTTCGCCTTTGTCAATACAATGTATTAACATTGCACATGAAGTTTAAAATTACTTGGCATTTTTAATCGAACATTTTCAGTTCTGGCATATATTTCTGTATTCAGCCTGCATTATGTCTACTATTGTGGATTCGAAGAATCTGTCTGAATATGGCTCATAAAATAATGTCTTCGGTATTGGTTCGTCGATATAGGTGCTACATTCGCCAAACATATATGAACCGTATATATACCGTTCTTCCGCTTTTTTTAACATTTAAAGCATCCATAATCTTTTCATGAGCTTCTTTACCATACAGTTCTTTAAGCTTTCTCTGATAATCTTTATAAGACTGGTCAACTAAAGCGTATATCTCTTGAATGATGTCGGAATAACACACTCTTCATCCATGACTATGACATACGATAAATACAGTTACAGATTCACCAAGGTAATTGAGTCGCTCGGATTAAATAAGGAGCATCGACCACATGATCCACGAAAAACGTTTATAACCAGATGTAAGAAGGCGGATGTTGATATAAATGCTCTGAAGCAAATGGTCGGTCACTCGATTAAGGATATAACGGAATCGGTCTATACGGTTCGTGATGTAGAATGGCTAAAAAAAGACCTGGAAAAAATGCAATAAAAGGGAGCTCTCTTAATCAAAAGAAAAGCTCCCTAATAAATTACCATCTGGTTGTCAAACGTGGTTGTCAAATAAGTGTCAAACAGTTGTCAAACGACACGATTTCAACTACTTTTTACCACATCTTAATACTCTTAAAAGTGTTGATTTTACGCACTTTTCTTAGAACTTACCAGCTTTTGCTGCTTCCTCTACAGAAACGGTAATGCACGTATTTATCGCATCCGCTGGCGTTTTTGTTGCCTGTATGTTTCCTATTCATCAATTTTTATACCTATTCAGCACTTCTCACGGCTTATTTAGCATTCCTCTCCGGCATACACAAAACCTGTCTCTTCCCAAAACTTCATCGGGGAAATGTAGTAATCGTACTGGCTGCTCCCTTCCTTCTTGAAAGCAACTCCGAATTTCAGAAACCCAAGGATAATACCCTGGCGTATAAACTGCTGATCCTTTTTCATTACTCTTGCCGCTACTGCCACCGGTACATTTTCGCCAGTGAACTCCGGTACTTCTAAATATACTTTACTCTTATCCATTTGTCAACTAACTCCTTTCTTTCTGCGCTGCAGTCAGAGCGCTCACAATATCTTCTGCTTTCTTTGGCCCGATGCCCTTCACGCCCAGGATAACTTCTCTGACTTCATCCTCGGTCAAACCTTCCGCATCTTTCATACCGTCCGCATGGCCTGCCTTGTATAAGTTCTTGCAGAACGCATCCATCTGCTGATGATCCATTCTCTTAACATCCTTGTATGTTTTTCTGTTCAATGTGTACTGTTTCATCCTTCGCCCTCCTATACAAACGGTAACTCGCTGTCGTCTCCTGCAGGCATAAATCCATCATTCCCCGACTGCGGTGCCGGTGCAGGCTGTGTGTTATAGCCTCCTACGTTACTGCTCTCTGCGTTTTTGTTCTCAGCGAACTCCTGGTCCTCCACAACAATGTCTGTCGTATATACTCGCTGACCGTCCTTGTTGGTGTAGCTGCCGGTCTGTATTCTTCCGGTCAGTACAATCTTCGTTCCCTTATGCAAATATCTCTCAGCAAATTCAGCCGCCTTGCCAAACGCAACGCACTGAATAAAATCTGCTGAGTTCTCCTGGCTTCTTCCCCTTCTATCTACTGCCAGGGTGTAACGAGCCACTGCCGTAGCCTGCTCTCCCTGGGAATATCTAACCTCCGGATCACGTGTAAGGCGACCCATTAAAATTACCTTGTTCATCTACTCTGTCTCCTCTCCTTGCGCAATCAGCTGACCTTCAATATTGTAATCGTACCCCAAAACTTCTGTGCCATTGATATAATTGCAAAACGCCTGGCACTCTTCCTCCGTCGTGAAGAATACTTTTCTCAATTCTTCTCCCTCTATTTCTTTGAAATCCTTATTGTGATCCACTACTACCTTCGCATATTCGGTACGTGGCCTCCAACAAAATACTCTTCTTCTCCGTCTCCTTTCGCCCTGTACCACGCCATGAACTCTCTATTTCTCTCGCTTAATTCGTATAGCACATTCTCTTTTGGGTAATACACCTTCTTACTCACTCTGCAGCTGCACTCATCGTCCACGGTTTTCCCGGACGGCAATGCTACCTGGATTCTTCTGTTTTTGTCGCACTTATCGCATTTCTTTTTATACCGATAGTCCCAGCTTACCGCCCAAAGAGTAACTTTGAAATGTTCCATTAACTCTTTCAACTTGGCTTGCTTGGCTTTGCTTTCTGCATTCCGTATCGCCCTGTCGCACTCATCTTTCTTTCTCTCAAAGTCTTTCTTCACTGACTCGAAGTTTCTCTTAATACCCTGCAGTTCCTTATTCTCTTTACGCAGTTTCTCGATTTCATCGTTGATTTCCTTTTTTACCGATTCTCTAAGCTCATTCTTTAACTCTTCGATTTTCTCGTCAAATTCGCCTGGTTCAAAATAATCTCCATCATCCCAGTAACACATGATTTCTTACCTCCTCCACTTTTTCTATTTTCAGCACATAGTATAATTTGCCGGGTTCCGCACCCCACTCCGGCTTGCCTTTTCCAAATTGCAGGGTGCATTTGCAAACAACTTCCGGCGAATCCTTCGAGTACCCATTTCTGAATACTACTAGTACCGGCCATGGCTTCCGGATTTCTTCCGGTGCTGCCTCTCCATATACCATCTGTCCGCCTACCAGGAGAAAACCGAACGCATTCATAAACCGGCTGTCGTAATATGGTTTGATTTCTCTATACTCCTCTTTCTTTTCTCCGGAGACAATCATATCAAACCACTTCTTTTTTATTGGTAGCGTCAGCATCGCCCTCCACCTTCCTTCTTTTTCAGATATTTTTCGCATTTCCGGTATATTTCCGGATCGAACTCTTTCCGTTCATGCTCGTAGGAACTGTACTCTGCAGGACTGCATCCAGCGATCTGTGACATTTTCATCATTGTTATTTTGGCATCTTTCCTCAGTGCTGCAATATAGCCTGCATACATTCCCTTCTGACTGTTCAAGTTCTGAATCTTAATTCTTTCCTTGACTGCCTCCGACTCTGTAAATCTCTTCACTTGATAAATCTCGCACTGCTCATTTTTGCAATCAAACAGGCATCCACGCCTGCCCCTTGGTCCATCGAAGAACCCTGCCACGTATTTCGTAGGTTCTTTGCAGGGATTGCATTTTGCATTCACCACCATACGTCAGTCCTCCCTTGGTTTATCTAGCAATTCCGTATGTTTCAATAAGCACTTCTTGCATCCGTTCTCTCTGAAACCATACTGGCATTTAACTTCAACCGGGATCGGGCAGAAATGAAACTCTTTGAGGATGTATTCTGCCAGTTCGTTTTCTCTCTTCCTTCCGGCCATAATTTTGGCATTCGCCGAATCCAGTCTGTTATCTACGTGGCTGATAAAATCAGCCATCATTCTCATGGTTTCCTTGCAAAACTCTTCGTTGATTTTATATTCTTCCGGCGTGAAGTCATGCAAGAACAGGTCTATCCTTCTCTTTAATTCGTTTTTGTTTTTAATGTCCATCGCTCAACGCCTTCTTTCTATCTCGTGCTGCAGACCGGAACATCATCAACAGCATTTCTGATACTGGCCTGCTTCTATCTTTCCTCTTTGCCTTCTTGATTGCTTTGAGGTCGTACCACTCGCCCCGGTAGTTCATTCCATCCGGAACATACACGCCTACCTGGTATGGAATTTCTTTCTTGATCTGCTCGTACACTTCCTTCGGCATCACATAGTAATTGTAGTCTCCCAGGAAGTTGTGACCGTTCTTCGAGTGAAAATCCTCTACCGAGGACTTAACCTCGTAGCAGTAGAAATCTCCCTTCTCGATACCGGACACCGTATTGTTTACCGGCTTAAACTTCATAAAATCCACACGCACCGCATTTGTGGTGGCATAATCAAATGTCACTTCCCTGGCCCAGTAAATTCTCGGATCACTGTTTGGGCAGATGTGTCGCTGGATTGACAGCGACAGCATTGCCGTTACTTCGGGTCTGTTCTGCATTCTCTACCTCCTGCTCAACATCTTCTCTATCAGCTGATCGTACATCATCTTATAGTCCGGTCCGCTCTTCGCTTCTTTCAGTTCTGCCTTGGTTCTTTCCAGTTCCATCTGCAGATTGTTCAAACGCTCCAATGTATCTGCGTCCGCCTGCCCCGGCCTGCACTTCATTCCAAGTGAAATTGCCAATGCGACATCCAACTCCTTCACTTCATCGTCTGTCAGTTCTCCAATCCATTCTCCTATTCTTTCCTCCGAAACTGTGGAAATCTGCTCACACAGGAGCGTTGACGGTCTAAGTGCTGACTCAATATATACATGGGTCGGAAGGTCAGTCTTTGGTTTAGTCGTCATATATACCACTTCGACCGTGTTGCTTTTTGCATTATTCTTATCGTTTGATACTATAACTGCTGGGCGCCCCCCCCCGCTGCTCACTTCCTTCTTCTCTGTAATTGCTTCTGACATAGTAAATCTGTCCTCTCTTCATACTACTTTGCACCTTCTTTCTTTACATATAAATCACTGGTTCCTTCAACCACGCCCTTCTCTTCATCGTTTGGGTACTGGAAACCGTATAATTCCAGGACCTTATAAAATGCTTTTGTCTTCTCACCTTTCCCGGTGCTGTATGTGTAATTCCAATCTACCAGGTCTGCATCCGCAACCATTGCCGATACCATACAAAGCAGTTTGTGAAGTACGCTGAGTCCTTCCATTTTCTTCTCTGCGGCTTCTACATCTTCTTTCTGAGCGTTGTAGCACTTGTCTCCCAAGAAAAACTCCTTCAATGTGTTATGACCTGTGAATGTCTCCCAACTCATCATCTGCTCGAAAAGTTCTGCAACAACCTTTTCTTCGTTCGTAACCTTCTTAATTCTGCCGGATAAAATACCTTCGATGAACGCCTTTCTCGTGTTGGCTGCTTCTTTAAGAATTGCCTTAATCTGCTTCTTGTTGCGCTTATTCTGTCTTTCCGCTTCCTGTGCCGGTGTAAGTGCCTTCTTTTCCTTCTTTTTCTTGCGGATCACGTACAATGTCCCATATCTTTCCAGGTAAAACATCGGCTCACCATTATCCTCGAACTTCATCGTCTTAGGCGGCTCCTTGTCGAGGCTGTAGTCCTTCATGCGTTCCCACTTATCTGTGTAAAACTCACTGTCCGCTTCCTTCGGAGCTTTCTTTAATCCCAGTTTCTTCATCATTGCCACGTACAACTTCATGTTTTCCTGGCGTTTCTGCTCCTTCTGAGCATTGATTGCTCTTCTTGCCAAATCTCTCGAATCTGTGGAATCCTTCAAAATCTTGTCCCTTATCTTTACGTCCTTGATCTTTTCCAGTTCGTACAAATCCGTAAGCGACAGCTGGTATCCATCCTGTCTCTCTTTCTCCATCAGCGTCTTGGAATCCAGCTTTGCGATATTCAAACGATGTCTGACTGTTTTCTTGCTAAAGCCGGTCTTTTCAGCGATTGTGTCCTCTGTTTCTCCCAGGTCAAGCATCATCTGAAATCCCTGTGCCTGTTCATATACGGTCAGATCGCTTCTCTGTATATTCTCCAAAAGCATTACAGATGTCTGCTCTTTTTCGTCCATATCCGAAACAATGCAGGGAACAGTTTCAAGTCCCGCCATGCGTGCTGCTGTCAATCTTCTGTTTCCGATTACGGTCAAATACTTTCCAGGTTCCTGTGGGTCGGGCACAACAGTTAAATTTTGAAGTATTCCCTTCGCTTTGATGCTCTCCGCAAGTTCCTCAATATCGTTATACGTTTTTCTCACATTGTTTGGGTGGACCTTTACAAGTTCAATGCTGATATTCTGTATTTCTGCCATGTTCTTTTCTCTCCTTTTTCTTCCCGGCATCCGCGGGTGCCGGAATTATATGATTATGCAATGGTACAAGCCGGGGCGCAGCGATTGGCGGAGATGGCGCTGTAGCCGTAGACGCCGCCGCTAGAGTTCACGTACCACGTACTGCACGAATAGCCACGATAAGCCGAGCGCAAGCGGTGATAATCTGTTTCTCCGTCTGCATTTTTCTTCTGCCGGTTAGTAACATCTTCGTAATACTTATACGGCGTTTTCTTTGGGTCTACTTCGTCCGCCGACAGTAAGAAAAACAGATCTTCTGTATCATCTCCGCTGTTATTCTCTTTCACTACCTTTGTTAGGTAAGGAATGAGCTTTTTGTATCTCTCACGAAATTCTTCACTCTGCAGGTACTTTCTCAATTCTGATGTCTCCCACACATTACTGCCATAATCGCCTGTTGTATCGAACGGTCTTTCCTCCATCACAAGGTCGTGCATCTGAATTGTGATACTGTGTTCAAGGCTCTTGTCTACAAGTTTCTCTGCATCAATTCCGATGATGTCATGCTGGATAACTTCTCCGTCAAATTCAATATCGATCGTGTCGCCCTCTGAAAAATAATCCCTGGCACGCCCAAGTCTTACAACCTCCTGTATCCATTCTAACGAAATAGGCTGCGTTGTCTTATGTGTCATTGTTACCAAATCTTCGCCATGTTCGGCGTTTTCCCTGTTTCTTACTTCCTGTGAATGAACCTCTGCCCGAGCGTCATTCCCGGATAACTTCATTGCTGCTTTTGATACCTTTTCTTCTGTAAAATCCAAGAATGCCTCTCGTTCCTGTGCGATAAACTTTTTACTGCCTACTGCCTCCATGCTAAATCCGTAAGCCTTTAATCTGATTTCATTCATCTTCTCTACCTCCATTTAATTCTCATGCGTTCTACTATTGCGAAATTCTTTTTTCCTAACACTCACATTTGCGAGTTTCCAGGGTAAAAAATTACCCCGCTTCCTTCTGCAGTAATCTCAGAAGCGGATGCCACGGTCTTGTACCACGAATACGGCCGATAATCTTCTTGATATTGCACTCTGCTTTGTCGATTTTCACGTACCCTTCATACTTTCCCTGGTTTCTTTCCGTAACCGGTCTGTCGTGGAATCCGTCCGTAATCATAAATCTGCCTTTCGTATCTGCTTCATCCTTGAAAGCCACATAATGCTTATTGCCATGTGCATAATACCCGACAATTACCATATCTCCTACCTCCCTTCGTATCTGTCGTGAATCGCTATCGGGTAGCTGATCCCGGTAATCTGTTTGAATCTGCTGTCCGATGTGTAAAGAATATTGCCGCCCGCCATATACCAGCGCTTCCTGCAGTATGCAGGCTTGCAGTCAACATACTCCTGTCCCATAATCTCGCGCTTTTCGATATACACGCACTGTCTGATGTCGTCCGGCTCAAAAGGACCTTTCTGTGCGTCCAGGATATACAATTCTCTTGCGTAAGAAGATATGCCGTTATTCGTGCAATCTCCTAAACTGCTACGATACACCTCTGCGGTCAGACAGCTCTCAATCTCATAGTTGCTCTTCATCCAGTCAAGCACTTCATCCGGATATTTGCATCCGCTCCATAACTCGCCCATAAATACCAGCTCATTATCAAACTCCTGCACCATGTATGTATCATCGTCCAGCTTTACTGCCTGCAACTGAATGTACTCCTTCGTTCTTTCGTCGCACGCAACTCTCTTTACGCATCCGTCAACCTTTCCATATCCTCTGATCTTGTGCGTTTCGATATAGCGATCCAGTTTCTTTTCTGCAAACCCTGCAGGAATGTCCTCTTCATTTACTGCTACATCTCCGCTTTCCAAAACAGCGTACTTATTTGAGATTTCGCACCATGTTCCTTCCAGGTGTAACACAAATCCTTCTTTCTCAATTCTCATGTTCTTCTGCCTCCTTTGCTGCTCTCACTTCTGCGATTCTCACATAGTCCGGGATATGAAAGCCATTTATGATATTCACCGCCTGCAGCTCTGTTAGATTGCACCTGGCCTGCAGTTCTTCCCTCAACTTTCTTCTTTCTCCAATGTCCTGCAGTCCGTTAGACGGCAGGAGCAACGCTCTGTCTCTGTATTCATTTGCTATGGCTCTTGTCAGAATTTCCACTAACTCACCCTTTCCACGTAATCAACGCATCCAGGACTGATTTTTTCATCCTTACAGAACTCCGACCAGCACTCCTGCAATTCTTTGAGGTTCTGAGCGTCAAACTGCGTCTCGTCTCCACCGTTGAAGCCAATGTTATAGGTTCCTCCTCCGGATTTAACTACTCCTTTGCTTGCCTCTCGTAATGTCACACTACATCACCCGCCTTTCTTAATGCGCACTTAGTACATACCGCACCGTCAAGGTGTGATGCCTTAACAACTCCTGCGTCCTCCGGTCTCTGCCAGCAGAGTGTCCCGCATTCCGGGCAACGTACCTTTTTCCAACCAGGTTTTCCCTCCGGTCCGTTTATTACCAGTGGCATGCACAACCAGCCACCTCGATCTGTAGCTTTTCTCGGTTCTAACTTCATGTTCACTCTGCCGCCTCCATTTCTTCCAGCTCTCTGATAACTCTCTCTACCGCATATTTTCCATTATTGTTGAGCTGTCTCTGCCATGCACCTACCGACGGTGCCCATCTGAACCCATTGCTTTTCAGAATATCTCTTACCTCCGGTTCCGGCTTTCCTTCAAAGAACAGCTGGATTCTCATAGCCTCCACATTCTCCTTGACCTTGAAAAACTTATTCTCGCTCTCCTGTGTTCCCTGGGACTTCGTTGCCTGCAAGCTCTTAATTCTCCCTTCCAGTCTGCGGATGTTGGCATTGTTGTTTGTCAGCATATAGTCCGGAAAGCCAAGCCTGCCGCAAAAATCCGGTATTCTGAGGTTCTCGATCTGCTCGTCTGTGTAACCCATGTTTCGGAGAAGTTCGTCGCCCTTCTTAGTGTCCTTTAATCTGATTGCCTTATTGGCTTCCTTCATATGTTCCTGGGTTTCTCTTAACTCGTCCACTTTCTCCTGCAGTTTTTCGATTGCATTCTCGTCGCTCGACTTGATAACGTCCTTGCCATAGAAAATGCTCTCAATCTTGTGCAGGATTCCTTCCACCTGCTTGTAGTCCTCGTGATTCTTATCCCAGGCCGCGACCTGTTTCTCTTTTTTCTTTACCGGGAAGTTGCCTGCACCGGAAATCATCACGGACGGACACATCATGCCGATCTGAATATCCTTGTTGATGTTCTGAGCCAATCGTCTCGAATATCTCTCACAGAGTTTCGTAACTCTCTCTTCCTCAGAAGGTCTTGCCTGGATCACCTTCTCGCCCAGTTCATACGCTTTGTCAACCTGTGCTTTGTACCCTGCTGTCTTGCTTCCTTCCTTGTAATCGCTGAACGACATCATGCTATGAGCCGTCCTGGCCGCACTCTCGTTGATGCTGAAATACACTCTTTCCATTACGCCACCTCCAAATATTCGCCGATTTTCTCAACATTCAGTTTCACTACTGGGTACGTGCAGTAACCGCTTCTTACTGTTCTGCCGGTATCTTCGCCCAGGCCATTACTCTCAACAAATCCAACCGCCCAAGGGCAATTATTTGTATCAAGCACCACTTCGTCCTCCGCCAGCATACTTCCGGTAATACATACCGTGATACGTGCGATAGGTCCGTCCTCTTCGTTCCAAATCTCGATTGCCCTGCTGTTATCTGCCTGGTATTTTGCTACCTGCAGGAAGCAGTTCTTGTAAACCGCCCACTCTGTCTTAACCTCTAAAAATGCCATATTACTTCGTCTCCTTTCCTGTGATGATTGCGAATGCCTCCTTGAGGACTGCCAATTTTCTCTCTGCCTCGGTTGCTTTCTCGAGTAATTCCTCAATTTCTCCCGCAGCCTTATTTCTCATCAATCCCATCTGAGCATCCATGCTATTAAGAGCCAATTCATCGTCCGAAATCTGCTTCTTGAGTTCGTTAATCTTGGTGCAATACTGAGCATCCATTCTGTCGTAATCATTCTTCTCTTTCACGAGTTCTGCCTCAAGTTCCTCGATTCTTCTCGCACGGAGTCTCATCAGTCTCTGAGCGCCGCCCTGCTTTTTCCATGTCTTGCAGAACTCATCTTTGTCGATGTCGCATCCCATGTACTCTGCTTCAATTTTTCTGTATTCTGCCTCAGTCGGCTCAAACCCTGTTTTCTCGATAAACTCTGATTTCATCATATCCGTTGCCCTCCTACGCCATCTCTAAAATTCTCTCTACATCTGATCTTCTCTGACGCATCATCAACATTGCTGTCACTTTGTCAATCCGACCGGAAGTGAAGCTTACGATGAAATCTGCCACCTGGTTGTGCATCTTGTACACTTCCTGGTACAATCTGTCTGCCTCGGCCTCGTAGCTGTTTGACTTTTCCATATCCAGGTGTTCTTCTTCCATCCAATACTCTGACTGGTTCTCGGCTTCTTCCATTTCAGCCTCTAAAGTTCTTAACTTCTTCAATACTTCCTTCATACAAATACGCTCCTTTCAAATTTGCGAACTGTGTTTCACGTGAAACACTCATTTGCGAGCTGTGCAGGTAAAAAAATTTACCTAGAACATTTTTTTCATTTCCTCAGCCTTCTCTTCGAGGCCGTTGCTTTCAAGAATCCAAAGGTCAAATCGAACTGCCTCGTCGGTGAGTTCGCAACCGCAGTCACTCAGACTGTAAAGCTCGTCGATGATTTCACCCACCATCCAGTTATTTCCTGCAGCTACCATAGCTGTTGCAATGCTCTGAACTTTTGCCTGGCAAAATCTCCATTCATCTGAATACAGGTCGCATTTCTCTCTTTCTTCCAGTGCTTCTCTATAATCTTCTCTGTTATACATAACCACTACCTCCGTGTGTTTTATTTGTTGTTTGATTATGTATATATTATACTTCGCAACTGCGTATTTGTCAATAGGTTTACTTCTAATTTGCGTATTTTATTAAAGTTTTTTTACAACAATCTCGTAACCTAGAGCTGTTACCATCTTTGAGAAGCTATCGTATCTCATGCTCTTAGCGTTTCGGTTGAGAGACTGGCTGATGTTCTGTCTCGTAATCCCCATTCTGTCCGCTAAATCCTGCTGGGTCATTTTCTCTTCGTCCAGGATGCAGCGGATCGTCTCCTCTGCATTCGCCGCTTTAATCTCCATCTATTTTCTCCTTTTCTTCTGTCTGACTGTTACTCTTGCCTTTGCAACCAGCACGCCGGTCTTTGTTCTTTCCGGATCAGCGAACCTTAACCGACTTCTGTTCATTTCCAGGTTTTCTTCATTGTCTATCAGTACCAGGTTCTCTATGTTACAGTTGTCCTTGTTGCCGTCCAGGAACGATACCATCTTGCCTTCGGGAACTGGTCCGTTGTGTTCTTCCCATACTGTCCTATGAACAAACTCAAACCTCTCCCATTGTGGACCGGTTTCTTTAACCTTCCGGATAAGATAGCCGTCTGTCGTATGTGTATACTCGCCTACTTCCATGTGGTTTGCCGGGACATCGCCTTTCTTAAACATCGTCGCCTTGCACTTCTCATATTGCTCTTGGCTCATTGGTTTTCCCTTGTTGGCTGGAACGTGTCCTTTTTCAAACCTGCAGTCAACGCCACTGATGATGTCGTGGTTCTTCTTGTATGCCTTGCACTGCTTCTCGCTGAACTCTATTCCAAAATGTGCTGACACCAGTTCTGCAATCTCCTTCGTCTTTCTCCCTGTCGCAATGCTCCGAATGTAACTTTCCATTCCTTCCGGATATTTTAGTGAGTACCCTTTTGGAACCCCGCCGGTAGTGCCGCTCTTTATGCCATACCGGTTCTTCGCGCCTTTTATCGCCGCATCGGAAAATACCATTCCGTACTTCTTATCGAACCCCTGTTGATTTATCAGCTCTGTAACCTGTTTCGTGGTTCTGCCTGGAACATTCTCACGCAGCCAGTCAATCACTTCTTCGGGCCAGCCTCTCATTTATGGTTCGCCCCCCCCCGCATGAACTTCGAGCATTTCCGGAACTGCTTTCTGTCTTTCGTACCCATACTCGTCCATGTGCTTCATCGCCTTGTACTGCAGTTCTCCATTTTTGATGATCTGCTCACTAATGTCGCATATAGCATCAGTTCTCTTTAACTCACTTTCCAGCTCTTCTCCTGTCAGATCATCGTCTCCCAGCTTTTCCAGCTGAGCGAACAGGTGGTTATTCAAGTCTCCTAATGTATTCTTCATTTCTTACCTCCTAATCGCATCCGTGGCATTCTTCGCAACTTCTTCTCTGCCACAGTCCTTCATCATCCTTGTATAAGCATTCGCTCTCGCCCCAGCACTCCATGTATGTTTCATAGGCTTCGTTGCTGCACGTATCGCAATAGTCTCCCTCAACGATTTCCCCGCCTCTGTAAACTCTGTAGCCATCGTTGCTTCCCATATCTTCATCCGCCCACCAATGTTCTATTGTGGCTTCCGGGTACATTTCTGACAGTTTTAACATTACCGGCTCCGGGTTACTCCAGGCTGTCTCAAATTCTATCGTATCTTCATCCCTCTGTTCGTTGCTATATGCGTTCCACTTCGTACCCCAGTATTTTGTACACCAGTCGTACCATGTGGTACAACCGTATTTTTCATAATTTTCAATGTATGTCTTGCCTTTTTCATACATCTCTGTCTTTTTTGCCTCAGTCTCCTTGTAGGCTCTCGTCATAGCCCTGTTAAAGATTTCTCTGAGCCAATCTTCCTGCTTTGAAAACAGGTTGCCAATTATTCCTTTTGCCGTTTTCATCTTTTCTGCATCGAGACATCCTACTGGAATTGTACATTTTTCTGTCAAATAGTACATTGCGCATTCATCTGTCATAGAGCCGCTTTCGATATTCAAGCTCTCCGGCATAAGAATAATTTTATTAAAATCAAAGCATTTCTTTCCATCTTCCTCTACAAATAATGGTAGGTTTGTAATTCCTTCCATTTTCACTACGTTCTTTACATGATTTGGCATAATCTCATCCTCCTAAACTTAATTCCAGTCGCTTGCTATCTCAACGACCGTTCTCTTCAAAATCTTAAACTTCTCCGGATCAATCCAGCTCGGTATCTCTCCGTTTCTTACTCTCTCCTGGTACCTGTTCAAACACAGCTGTTTCGCTAGTACCGGTCTGCCTATTGGAACAAACACGCCTCTCTGCTTGTCCCAGGCAAATGCTCCGTACTCCACATTTTCAACTGCAGCTTTCATAGCCTCCACCACTGCATCCAGCGCATCCAACTCTGCCGGGCCAGGTGGCATCTCTTCGATGTTCCGGATATTATGCAGGTATGTTTCCAGTATCGCTGCGTTTTCTCTTAATGTCATTCTTCCTCGTCCTCCTCTCCTTCCGGATGCCAGTGATACTTGCAATCCGGATTTTCGCATCTGCCGTTCCATATCGTACTGCCGCATTCCGGGCAGGTGGTCGCTTCGTATGGTCCTCCGCCTAACATCTGTCTGCCTCCTTCCTACAAATACGAACATCCATATCTTTTCCGGAAGGCTTCTCTGCCTCCCTTATGGATAATCTGTTTTACTTCGCCTTCCTCCCTGCCTTCATCAATAATCCTTGCAAATTCATCTACCTTCTGCAGGGCGTATTCTTTTTCCCAGGCCAGCTGTCCGATTATCTTTGACATCCTCTCTGCCATCGGGTTTCCGTGTATTCTGCAGAGGATGTCTCCCATGTTGTGACAATCATTGCACACCGGCACTTTCAATCCATCCTTTTCGCTCAGTTCTCTGCCAGCAGTGCCGAACACCAAATGATGCTCGGCCTCTGATGGTCTGCCGCAGATAAAGCAAATCTCCGGATAATCTGTTACAATCCCTTTGCTCATTGCTCTAACCTACTTTCTGTTTCCCAGTCCTACAAATACCAGGAATGCTAATACCGCAAGTGCTGCCATAATCTCGCCTCCTAACCGAAAATCACATCACCGAATAGCGCATACTGGATAATCGCATCACACACGATTGCGTCCGCATTGCAGGTATCGAATCGGATCTTTCCGTCGATCTGTTCCAGGCAGTTGCAGCCGACCGGTGTTATCGCCCACAGTTCAACTCCCTTCTTAAACTTCTCTAAGTCCAGCTCATAATACTCCGTATCGTCTTTGTCGAACGGCTCCGGCAGATGCAGTCTCAGCTTACCGCCTCTTGCAATCTGTTCACTTCCGTACTCTCCGAGGTAACCGCCCATCACCTTCGCCTCGTCGCACCAGTAATTTATGCCTCCTTCCAATGCTCCGCACATAATGTCGTCAATATCTTCCTGGGTAAGTACAATTTCCAATGCTACCTTCACAACTTCCAGCTTCTCGTTTTTCTTATTTGCCATTTGCCTCATTCTCCTTCTCTCTGAACCTTTTATTTATCTCAGCCTGTGTTTCATCATCAAATAACTTAAAATTGACTCCTGCGCCTATAAACTGATTTAAGATACAATCCTGCACCGCCTTGACTGTCGCCCAGTCCGGTTCATCATCCTGCGTTCTGATACCGAACTGAACCATGTAGTCCTCGATCACGTGCCACAACTCATATTCCAGCTCGTCCATACATCCGAGTGCCGATACGTCCACGACCGCCGGTGCTGTTATTTTCTTTCCGTCTGCCAGTTCCAGGTCTATTGTGTCAATCTCTTCTCCGAACTCACCGCCTTTCTTGTGGTGTGCCAGGATGTCGCCTGCAAAGTCATAGCCTCTGTCGATCATAGCCTCGCTGTTGTCGTCGTACAGTCTGAAACATCCGGCCAGTTCGCCCTTCTCGTGTCTCTGCAGAACTTCTTCCCAGGTCAGCTTTCGCATTCCCAACCAGGTGTAACCCATTATTCATCGCCTCCTTCATAATCTGCCCCGCAGTACGGACACTTTGTTACTCCGTAGCAGTTAAACATCTTCCCGCATTCCTTGCAGGTGTCCAGCTCCCCATTTCTCTGCCAATCTTCCAGCAGGCTACTTACGTGCTGCCAGTCCAACGCCTCGAAAACTTCCTCTGCCAAATCGTCCTGCTGGTTGCACTCCTGCAGGATGCTGTTTCTCGTGTACACTGTATCGGATAATTCCGGGATGTAACACGGATCATCCGGTCTGTGATAAAACGCATCTTCGTCTTTGAAGATATGTCCCTGTCCGTAGAACTCACGGACGATCTTCTCACCTTCTCCATTTTCATCCGGCGGCGTGTAACTGCCAACCAGTACCGGGATGTTTACTTTCTGCAAGGCCTGCGACAGTTCCAATATCATACCGTCAATGGCTTCTGCATCCTTTACAAGCTCCCTTGTGGAAGGAACTCCACTCGTTCCGCTTCTCTTGGCCTCTATCCACATTTCAATATGCTCGTCGATGTCGAAATCTTCGTAATAGGATTCCAAGCTGTCCTTGAAACTATCTGCCTGGTTCTCTTCATCGAAATCAATCGTCATAGAGAAATCTTCGCCTGCAGGTGACGACTGCCCGATTTCAACATAGGTTCTTCTACTGCCCGGCTCAATGTAGGTTTCCCAGTTCCACCCCATTTCTTCTGCCTTGTCGAGAAGCATTTTCAAGCCTCTCGATATGTCCTTGTATTCTTCCATATCCTCATTCCTCCGCATCTGCGTAGTACGCATCGAATGCAATACCGGCATTTACCAGCTTATCTTCTAGGTAATTACCGTAGCACCAGCCGTCTCCATCTTCCCAAAAACTGTCCCAGGCTTTCTCCAATACCTCTCTCGCCTTCTCTTCATCATCTTTGCTTACAACAAACACGCAATCCATCCAGTCGTTTAACTGTGACTGCACTCTGATTACGCTTTCCTTTAATACTTCCACTCCGATATTCATTGTGTCTGCTCCTTCCTCAAATGTAATAGCAACTGAAATTCCAGTGATGCCCGAACTCATAGTACAAGCCGTATCTCTCGAATATCTTGTCAAATTCTCTTCTCACCGAAGGAAGGATGCCGTAATACAACATCTCGCATACCGGACCTTCAAAGCTCATGCTGAGAATGTGGTCCGGATTCACGTACTCGAAATACGTTCTTGGGTCCTGGTTCTCTTCCTCGATCAGATGCTCTCTGTCGTTGTAGTAATACTTTCCGGTTACCGGATCATGCTGTGTGAACCGCTTTCCGTTGAAATAGATGTCTACATCCTGCCATAACCCATGCTCCAGCAGAAACTCTCTGATTTCCTTTGCCAGGTTCTCAATCTGCTCTGCCGTCAGCTTTGCCGTTGAACTCATGCAACCTCCTCCTTTCTTACTCTCTTCTTAACAAGTCTTGCTGGGTACTGAGGCTGATTCTCTCTGTACTCTTTCAGTCTCGCCCTTGCCTCTTCTCTTGTGAACTCTGTCAATGTGTACTCCCAGCCGTACCCGTAATTCAGCTGCAACTCCCAGGTGTCGATTGTCTTTCTCTCGTATGCCATCCTACGCAACCTCCTCTTTCTTCGGCTTTCTGCCACGTCTCTTCGGCTTTTCGGCCGGCTTTTCTTCCTTGACCTCTTCTGTAGGTTCCTCGGCCACCTGCTCCTCAACCTTCTCTTCGGCCGCCGGTTCTTCCTTGACTACCGGCTCTGCAGGAAGCACAACATCCAGCTTGTATCTCTTTGTAATGCTCTGAATCATCGTCGCTACCTCTGTGTTTACTTCCTGGATTTCGTCCTCGGTAAGTCCTTCTGTCAAGCTCTCTGTCTCGGTCCAATATCCTACATTATCCAGGAAATGATTTAATACCTTCTTTGCTCTATCATGTTTTACGTCCCACTTCATATCGTTTACCTCTCTTTCTTTTCTCCGGCGATCAATGCCAGTACCACTACTCCATTTATCAAAATTGCTACCAAATTCTTCGCTCTCATACCGTCGTATATGCCGACCATAAAGTTGATGAACAATACCGACTGCAGGAACTGTCTTAATTTCTTCATTGCCAAATCAGCCTCCTTTATGATAGACTTAACAGTTGAGAGGCGGTGTTGCTGCCTCCCGACCATTAAGGGAACTACTTAATCAATCAAACCTAACCATTTCAGAATTGCCGTAATCACTGACACAATCATGATTACTATGGTGGAGATTATGCTGGCCTGCTTTTCTCTCTTCTGTAATTTAAGGTTTTCGATTTCAAGTAGTTCCTTTTCCTTTGTAGAAAAGTCTTTCTTCCTACCTTTCTTACCCAACTGGTAATTCCTCCTTTCTTCGGATTTAATCAAATTGTTTTGTTTGATTATGGTTATATTATAACTCGCAGTTGCGTATTTGTCAATAGATATACTTCTATTTTCCGAGTTTTTGCCAAATAATTTTCGCACTTGCGACAACTTCTGTAATTTCCGGATCATCAACACCGACTGGTACATTGCTCCGCATTTTCATTTGCGAGGACCGCAAACCCGCATGGTTGCCTGGTGCATTGTAAGATTTCTTACATGATTTCTTCTAAGGTTTCTACAAGGATTCTTTACTAGATATTAGAGATTAGATAATAGATATTAGAGATAGAATAATATATGCTCATTTGCGTACTCTCAAAAGCGTATTTCATCCACAAATGCGTGTGAATAATGTGGATAAATCCATCTCCTAAAGCATATATGTCTTAGACTTCGTACACGCTTCAATACCGGATTGTTGCTCTTAGGCATAGGATAGGTACTAAAATCTCCTATCGTGTCTCAGGCACATTTCGTCAATTTTCCCGGTCTTATTTTGGTTATTTTGTATATTGATTTTACCTGCAGTCTTGTTCCGCTTTTCTGCAATAAAAAAAGAGCCTACAACCCTTACGGATCATAGGCCCTTACGCTTAACCTTCTGAATTGATGAAGTCCTTGCAGTCTAACTCCCGGTACGCCTTTTCAAAGGTTTCCTTCGGACTCCAACTTACATAGCCATCCGGATATTTAACAGCGTATCCAGGTACACCGTTTTTCTCCGTCGGTTCAGCTTTTACAATTTTCACGCCGATGTAATTCTTCACGTCACCATTCCTCCTGTTATTTTACTCTGATCGTATCTCCTGCGATGATAAGGTTCGGATTCTCGATGCCATTGAGGTTCACCAGTGCCTCGACTGATGTTCCGAATTTCTTGGCAATTCCGGAAAGTGTATCACCGTTCTCGATTGTGTAATACTTTTTGTTTCCAGCATTTATAGCATCCTGGACCTCTTGCCATCTATCGCCGAGAACTGTTCTTCTCACTTCACCGCCGCCGTACTTATCGGCCCATACTTCATCCACAAGCTCCTGCGTAGACGCATTGTGAATGTGATTGATAACATCCTGGACTTCCTGCCATCTACTGCCAAGTGCGTCCTTTCTCTCCTGTCCGCTTCCAAACTCGTCCTTCATGGTTCTATACACCAGGTCAAGCGTGCTTCCTTCCGGTTCTGCAGGTGCCGGTTCCTCCGGATCTGCATTTCCACTGTCCGCAGAAAATCCATTAAGTCCAGCATTTTTAATCTCTGCCTCAAAATCACGATAGCAGAAATCCTGGTCCACTGTTGTTCCGCAGATTGTCTTATCCGCAATAAAGTTCTGACCACCTCCATACTGCCATATATCGTGAGCCGTTGAAGGCTCATTGCTCGAATACTTCGCTACCCAATGAGTAAACCTCTGCAGTCTCGAATCGTCTACGTGAGATGAAAAATGTGAATCTGATGTGTAGACACCTACAAAGTAGCCGGCCTTTTCGCATTTGTCGCAGAAAGCAATCACAATATCTGTGAGTGTTTCTCTGCTGTTATTCAGCATATTACCCTCGACATCATAGTATATCGGGAACTCGAACTGTTTTCCTGCGATTACTGACAGGAAATGTTCTGCCTCTGCCTCTGCTTCCGCAACTGACTTTGCATTGCCGTAATAGTACGCTCCGACCGGCATTCCGATAGCCTTGCACTGTGCATAGTAATTTTCAAATTTGCTGTCCTTATACTTTCCGGCATCTGCCCCTGCAGCTTTGACGATCACAAATTTTACTCCTCTTTCGTTCCTGGCCTGCTCGATGTTAAAATCTCCCTGCCAATGTGAAATATCAATACCAAATAGTTTTTCCATAGAAACTCCTCCTTAAATCAAAATAAGGGGTAGCTTTTCAGCCACCCCCATTGTGCTATATCTCTTTCAGAACCTACGCTTTGATTAACTTACCATTTTTTAGCAGGTTAACCATTTTGAGATTCTGAGCCGCCGTATATGCGTAGTTCGTAATACCGTTCGCCGCCGCAATCTTCGCACGGTGTGCTTTGGAAGTATCTTTCTCCCCTACGGCAGCAAGTGCGGTAATGATAGAACCCGATGACCCGCTATACTTAGGGTAGTAGCTGGTACTTCGTCTCGGATTTCCGGAAACGACTACTACCGTGTGTCCCTTAGTCTTTGTTACAAGCACATCGCCGTTGAACAGCTCCGTCTTGGAAGTTACTGCAATCTTATCCATAAACTGCCCTGTCGCTCTGAGGGTTGAAACTTCGGATGATGTGTTGAAGTTTCCAGGGTCAAAACCTGCCTGGATGCAGCACGCTCTTACAAGTGAACTGCAGTCTGCTTCCGTCTTGGCTGAAATCTTGGAAAGTTTCCCTGCTTTTCTCAACTGCTCCACAACTCCGCTTCTGTGTCCCTGGCAGTAACCAATGTTGTCATTTCGGCAAGCCTGCAGCATCGCTTCGGCAATAGCATTTGCCACCGCAACGCTCTTCGGTCTGAGACAATACCAGCCTTTTGTATGGACGTAGTACGCCTGGGTAGACACCTCTTTGCCTGTCTGATCTCCCGGTTTTCCTCCCTGCACGTGACCGTTTTCGTCAATTCTTGCGCTTCCAACTATTAAACTCATAGTCATTCCTCCTAACAAAATAGGGCAGTCCTAAGACCGCCCTGTGCTTACAATATGTTCCCGGACTACTCCTCGTCCTCGCTTCCGGAATCAAGATTTGCTGAATCCGTCAAGCCTTCTCCGATGATGTATGCTACAACGGATGCACCGGCCATAATAAGTGCCGTTACCTGTGTTGCTGTATTCTCAGCTCCGCCAGTTGCTACGATCATCATAGATACAAAGGACGCTACTGCAGTCCATAACTTTCTGCTTGTGAGTTTTCTCACCCAGTTAATTTTCTTCATGGTTCATTACCTCCTGTTATAAAAATGAATTTTCTTCCATGCACTTCTGATACACATTTTCGATTTTGGCAATGGCGTTAACCGCCTTGTCGTTCTGATAATCCGGATGCGTTCTGCAGTAATTCTTATAGTGCGAAATATCCGCTAAAATCTGATTGAAAAACTCTTCGGAATGTTTAACATCCCTTCTCAGCTCGTCTGCAAATCGTAGGATTTTTGTTCGGCATTCGTCCGCATCATCCTTGTCCATTCGTTTTTCGAGCTTATTGTGTTTTTCTCCCAGGTCCTTCAACTCTTCCTGCACTGATTCCAGTTTATCCATGACATCTTTGTTCATGGATTTTCCGATGGCTCTCATGCCCTTTCCGATAGCCTTTCCAAATGCAGACCATGGATTTACTTTGATCGGTACAATCTGTACGATCGTCAAGAAGAGTAGTAATGCTCCTCCGCTTGCAAGAATTTCATTCAAAGACATTGGCTCTCTTACCTCCTTCCCAAACACACCGCAGTTCATACGGAATGTCTGTAATATCTGCCGCCTTTTCACCCAAAATGGCCTCTATTACTGCATAAAGAATGGCATCCGCACGTGGGTCCTCGTCGAACCGGTACAGATGCCATACCAAATTGTTATGCAGGTTCAGCAGACTTTCCTCGTCTGCCTCGGTAGCGAGCAAGCCTAACTCTGATGCCGCCCTTTCCAGGCGGTCATAGTCGTAAAATTCTGCGTAACGGATCATACCTTGTACTTACGACCTGTGATTTCCTCGTACTCTTCCTCGGTAATCTTGCCTTTCTTGACGGCATTCTTAACCATGGCCAGGTTCCAACGCTTCGTGTCGTAGTAATCTTTGATTCTGTCGAACCAATCGCTGTGCTGCACTTCTTCCTGGATTGTCTCCTCTGCAGGTGTCTCAACTGCTTCTGTTACTTCCTTCGTCTTTGCCATCTTACTCTTCCTCGCTTTCTCCGATATTGGTTGCTGAGTCGCCCGCATCCGGGAACTCAATGTCTGCCATCATTGCCAGGTAATCAATCTTGGCATTCTGATCGGCAAGCTCTGCCTTCATGTTCTCTTCGGCTCTCATTTTGGCGACATCGCCGCCATTCTTCCTTACTTCCATTTGGCTACCTCCATAATTCTTTATAAAATTTATCCATCCGCTGCAGGAGCTTGAAACTGTTGCCCTTGCTTGCGTGATTTCTCCAAGCGTAATAGCTGTCGTCTACCTTAGCCTTTGTGATTTCGCCTCTTTTGGCTTTCTTCACCAGCCTTCGTAATATCCGCCGTCTCTCTTTGACGTTCTTCGGATCGATTGTCATAATAACCTTCCCGGTATCTGTGAGCCGGTATTTGAACCCAAGAAACATGAAACCGTCCTTGATGTCAAAAACCCTCGTTTTCTTTGGATTGAACTCTAACCCCTTTTCTTCCAGTATCTTTCCGATTGCTACTTTGCAATCTTCCAGGTGTTCTCTCGTTTGATGAAACAGCAACGAATCGTCCATATATCTGCCGAACTCTTCTGCTTTCAGTTCTTCCTTGATTTTGTGGTCGTGATCGTCGAGTGCGGATATACCGACAATTTGCACCATCTGACTTCCTGGGTTATATCCCACGTCTCCGGCGTACTGTTTGTCGAGTACATCAATAGCTCTCTTTGCTATTTCCGGTTCCAGCTTTCTCTCTAACATTGCATTAGTCAAGTCATGCCGCATATTCGGATAATAGCCGTGAACGTCTATCTGCAGACCGTAAAAATCTGTACCGTATTTCCGGTACATTCTCTGCAGGAACACTTTCATTCTGTCTCTCGCATCATCGGTACCTTTGCCACGCTGGCAGGCCCAATTATCACGAATGAACGAATTTGTCATTATTGGGTACAGCGCGTTGTCGTTCAAACTTCTCTGATAAACACGGTCTCTGAAACATACACTGATGATTTCTCTTTTCTTCGGCCTGGTTATCGTGAATTTCGCTATCTGCCTTGCCTTGTAGGTTTCATTTTCCAACTGCTCGTTGAGCTTGTATGTTTCCTCCAGGCTGTTCAATACATAATGTGCAACGGACTCTTTCCAAATAACTCCTTTCTTGCACTTGTGCATCGAATCATATAAGGCTTCAAAGCCGATTACTTCTTCCATATCCATAAAACTTATAGATAGGTCCATAGCGTTGACAGCGGGTAACAGTCGTTCTCCGGCTGACCGCATCGCTACAGTGTTGTTCGCCTTACGGCCGGATGCAGGCTCCTTGTGTTTGATTGGTTGGAGCGCCATTCTTACGGAATAGCCTTTATGTCCTTAATACCACACAATCCGGGGCGCAGCGATTGGCGTTGATGGCGTTGTTGTTGTTGACGTTGCCGCTAGAGTTCACGTACCACGTATTGTACGAATTGCCACGATTAGCCGAGCGCAAGCGGACGTTCTGCGTTTAGCCTACATCCGTATAATAAAAACTACTCCGAAATTTGGGAGTAGCGTTTACTATCACTTTCATTCCAACTACGGATCATACCTCGGACTTTCAAAACCTTACCGGTCCAAAATTTGATTCGCTTATTTTTGAGATGAAACGAGGATTTCGCAATTCCGATCAGAGCCAGGAGCCTGTTGCATTCCCTGGCCGCACGAAGTTGTAGCTCCCTGCGGACTCTCCAATCATCTTTAGTCGTTACCCTTACATTGTTGGCATCCCAAGCATCGATGTAGATACTCTTTGCAGTCTCGATAATGTCGTCTGTAACTTGTCTTTGGTACTCCGGAAGAAAAATTTTCTCGTTCTTCGTGATTCTGAGAGTGTAAGTTACTAAGTCCAACGCCTGCACGAATACTTCCAGTCTGCTTTCTCTTCTTTCTCCAACTGGTACTGACACGCTATGTTCCTCCTTTCTCTGAAATTATACCCGGCATCCGTGGGTGCCGGGATTTATTGATTGCTGATTAGCAGAAGTCACAAGCCGGGGCGCAGCGATAGGCGTAGATGGCGTTGCCGTAGCCGACGTGGCCGCTAGAGTACACGCACCGCGTATAGCACGAACTGCCACGATTAGCCGAGCGCAAGAGGACGCCCTGCGGTGAAGTGTGATTCTCAATCGCAAATGTACGAATCTGAGGGTATGTCTGCCATTTTTTCATCTTGGTTGTCATATTAGAAGCTCTCTTCCAATAATCCCAAGTAGAACCCTCTCCTGCAAGTTCCGGTTCAATCGACATCTGTTCCAACGCAGGCAGATAAATCTTGTCATACGTTGTTTCGAGCGGTTCAACTGAGTTGCTGCTTGTGGAATCCGTAACGGTATT